AATTCTTCAGTAGTATCTGATGTTGCTCTTTTTAACCAACAACTAAATGTTCCTGTTTTTCCTCCACCAGAACCTGCTCCTGAAAAAGTTTTATATAATGATTCAGCACCATCTAAACGCATAGATTGTTCTATCTGATAGTCATAAAGTGATGCTGCACCTGCTGCGGGTGCTTGCCATAATTCATTATTTAACATACTTTTACCTTAAGCAAATGCAAGTTGTGGTGCTCCTAATTGAATTGATCCACTGGCTTTTACAAAGTATGGTATCACATCTACAGCATTCGCAGCTGTTGAAATTGTAAGACCTGCTCCGCCAGCAGTTTCATAATCTGTTCCTAATGATAGTGTTCTACTTCCAGTACCGTCTTGAATGAGTACAATAATTCCTGATTGTCCTGCAGATTCCGTAGACGGATTGACTAATGTTATATTTCCTGTTGCTGTAAGTACAAAGTTTTGATAGGTATCAAAATCTAATGTAATATTACCAGAGTTGGATGTGTCTGTCAACGTACTACCTACAGCACCGGCACCCAACAGCAACTTACCAGCTGCAGACATATCCATAGTCAGAGGAGTTACAGCACTACCACCGTCATCTCCTTTGAATATAATGTCTTTGTCCTGCACGCTAGCGGTAATCACAGCATCGCTTGAGCTGTTACTGATATCTAATATTGATGTGCCACCGTCTTTAAATATTACATTTGCACCGTCAGCATCAAGCACGATATCTCCTGCAGAGTCTAGTGTTACTGTAGTAGCATCTACTTCAAATGTACCGTCTGCTGTTATTTGTATGTTTGCGGCTGCAGCAGCAGTGTCTGTTGTCTCTATAGTTAACGCACCATTCGTGCCTGCAGTAAACACAGCAGTGTCATCTGTTGATCCTGTCATGGTTATGACCTTGCCGTTTACATTTACATCATCCACAGTCAATGCTGTAAGCGTACCCAAACTTGTAATGTTTGTCTGTGCAGCAGTAGAAAGTGTACCTGCTATTGAACCACCAGATACGTTGATACCAGCACTGAACACTGGTATTTGGTTCATGGTTACTACACCATCTGAAGCGATTGATATGGCATCTGCGTCTGAGGCAGAACCAATCTGTCCACCGTCTGCTATTTTTATATCATGGTTGAATATGGCTGTACCAGCATCACTACCATCGAGAGTTAAGAAAGTAGTATCTGCACCACCATCAGTTCCTTTGAAGATAATGTCTGTGTCACTAGCCTGTGCGTCTAAAGTTATATTACCAGAGGATGTAGCAATGGTTACAGCAGCGTCACCAGTTCCTATATCATCAGCAGCAGTAGCAGAAGCTACGTATGATTTAATTCTGGAGGCTGCAACTTTTCTGTTCGTACCACCAGCACCATCATCAATTATAAATAAATCAGCGTCTACAATGTCAGCACCGATATCAGTTGCCCCGTCTATATCTATAGCAGCTACAGGTAATGTTCCTGTATCACCAGTACCAATCAATGTACCTGTTGCAGTAGGTAAAGTTAGTACAGCTGAACTACCGGCTGAATGTGGCTGTGCCTGTAATGTTTGTGCATGAGCATTTGAAGATTCACAATAAAATTTTACTTTAGATACAGCACCTGTTCCTGTGCGTATGTCAATGTTACCATCAGTTATGCTAACACCGCCAGAGCTTCCATCACCATCCATGATAACTTTACCACTACCATTTGGTAATAAATTAATATTTCCGTTTGATGTAGAAACAATATCGTTTCCATCAACATCAAGGTCACCGCCCAATTGCGGAGTCGTATCCTCTGATACGTTTGATATCGCACTAGATGTTGCAAGTCCTGCTACTACAGCACTTCTTGTAATCTTCTTCAGACCACCACCGGATGTGTCTACAGCTAGGAATACATCATCGTTAGCTACAGTAGATATTTCAGATAGAGAGCCAACAGCAACTGAGTTGAAGTTCGTACCATCTGCTATTAGTAAGTTACCAGAGGTATTCGTGCCCATAGTAATGTCATCACCAGATACTGTTAAGTCTCCAGCTACAGTTACGTTTGCACCACTCATTGTAATTGCAGTGGTTGGTGTAGAACCAGACTTTATTACTAACTCACCGCCTGATTGTGATAAGCTACCAAAAGTCGTACCACCGTCTTTAAGTGAAATGTCTGCACCATCTGCATCTAATATGATATCTCCACCAGAATCTATAGTAACATCTGTGCCATCGTTGGTTATAGTGTCTAGTGCAATACTGCCTACATTGGTTATATCTGCATCGTTGAAAGAAGTAGCACCGAAAGTGTTTGAAGCAGCTGTGGATGTAATACCACCGGATGCTGTAATTAATTGTGAAGCGTTTACAGTGAATGCAGTTGAACCACCAGTTGCCACTGTAATAACATCAGACCCACTGAATGTAATACTTGAGTCTGTATCTGCATCACCGGCTATGGAGTCTAGCTGTACAGCACCTACGTTAGATAATGCAGCATCACCAAAGTCTACAGCACCTGCTACAGTCAGTGTGCCTGATACGTCTACGTTACCGTTTATGTCCACAGTAGTTGCTGCTATTTGTATTTCAGTGTCTGCTACTAAATCAAGCTGTCCGTCTGTGCTGGAGTTTATATAAATTGCAGTATCTCTAAATTGCAACTTCTCAGTAGTTGTCATCAGTATGTCATCAGAGAATTGAAAGTAATCCTCATCTTCCATCCATGTTATAATACCATCGTTGGTTTCCCCATCGAATGTCAAGGCTATGTCTGTCCCTGCTGCCCCCGTACCAAACGTAGGCTGTAGGAATGCCGAAGCTAACTGATCAAATTCTGCATTTAAATCTGAAGCCTCAATAACACCACCATCAACAATTCCAGATGAACTTTGTCTTGTATATACTGCCATTTACCTTCTCCCTCCCGGTGTAAATTCTAATTGAAAACCTTTTATTGCAAAAGGTATGTTTGTACTTGTATCTGTTATCTTGATTGCCACTGAAAAACCAGAGCCCTCGACACTCTGTCTTGTAATAGGCAAATCACCTTGTCCGTATGCAGCTGTACCAAACAACGCTGTTCCGTACAGAGCACCACTTCCTGATGTAGCCAACGTAATTACATTAGGCTGTGGCGTGTTTACGTCATCGTAGTTGTATCGTACAAATAAACTGGCACTTACTTCTCCTTCAGGTTTCCAGTTTAAGTTTACCCTTTGCATACTTTTTCTAATCCCTGCATCACCCATCACTATATCTGGTGACCTATATGTAGCATCTATAATGCTCGTGCCAGATGCTCTAGTGAACACATTACCTGAATCTTGTTTGTAGATATAGCCATCATACCCACCATGTATAGTAGTTTCTACATTACTAATTAAGTCTGAGTCACAGGCAGCAACTTTCAACCCTTTCAAGTCTGCGTATTCGTAACCCATTTGTTTTGTATTTGGGTTTATTTTAATTACAGCGATTAAACCTTTCTGTACAGATTCTAATCCACCAGTAGCAGGGTAGAACAATCTATACTGTGTTTTGTTTTTAATAACTGTTGCTGTGACGTTGTCATAACCAATCTCATTTATTCGTTCCTGTACCTGTTTAGATACCGTACCCAATTCAACGTCACCAATTCTTTCTGTACCAGCAATTGTTCTCAATCCGTCAGCTGATAGGAAGATAATATCTCCACCCAGTTCCTGTATAGAATGATGTGCAATCGTGCCAACACTTTTCGCCACCTCGGCAAGTGCAAAGTTAGATAAGCTGGTTCCTGTAAGTTTATATATCTTGTTCTCTCCAAAGATAAATAATTCATTACGGAAAACCTTCATACCTGTAACTTCTGTACCTATCTTAAATGAACCTGCACCATCACTCGCATCGAAATCATCCTCTGCAAACGGTGCACTAAATATCACTTCTGCTTTGCTGTTGCTCATGCCTGCATAGAACATGTGGTTAGCAAAAGACTTTACAAACTTCGGTGCTGTCGGTGCTGTCCCTCCACCTGTACCATTTATTATATCTTCTGCGTAGCTGGTGTTCAGAGTGAAAGCATTTGTAGAACCTGTAGCTATAATAATCTTATCAGTCCCATCAAAATTAAATCTATCAAAATCATATGTATACTCTGTTCCTTTACCTGTGGCTCTACTTGTCCAACTACCGCTTGTAGTTCCTGTGAATATTGAACCTCCACGACCAGCAACTACTAAGTCATTAAATATCGCACAGAACATTATTCTTTCTGTAGAAGCAGACACCTGTGGTACTATGTTCGTGTTGAACTTGGTCGTGCCATTTATTCTACGATACCCACCAGTAATGTCCGGTTCAAAGTTTGTAAGCTGTAGTGCCTCACCCGGAGACATGCTGTACACATCTTTGTTCAATACTAAGCCGCCTGCACAGCTTGCGTTAAATGGTGATATGATCGAGGTATCAGGCATTTACATGAACCCTCGTATCTCGCATATATGCTTTTGTGTTTATATATTCACTTCTTA